GCAAGAACTGCTTGGTCACGCATGAAACGGTCAAGTTTCACAGTATGATTACCGAAGTCAGAAACGTAAACGTCTGCTGCACCAGTAATAGTAGCTTGTGTTGTACCTTGAACATTGTTGAACTTAGTAGCAATACCAGCAAAGCTAGAGAAACGTGCTTTGTTAGTTGCTGACATAAGGATTAATGATGGCTCGCCACCGTCTGTCCAAGCTAATTGTAAAGCTGACTTTAAGTCTGCTTCAATGAATGTTACTGAAGTACCGTCTGTAGGAGCTGCAACTGTACCGCCTGAGAAACCAGGAGTTGTACCTGATGTAGAACCTGTAGCTAATACTCGGTTAGTAATCCAAGACTCAATACCTGCAGATGAACGAGCTGTTCCTGCACCACCTGCTGATGATGCTTGGTTACGTACGATAGCATACTCCATGTCACGTTTCATTTCTTTACCAGCTTTCATAAGTTGGTAAGCAACTTCAGACTTACGACCATACTTACGTACTACGTCATATGTGTTTGAAATTTGAACTGTCTTACGTGAGATTTGAGTATAGTTACCTAATACTGTTGTTGATGCTAATGTTGCGAATGAAGCGTCATCACCTTCAAGTGCTCTGTTAGTCGCTGCTGCTGCTAAAGCGTCTGTTTGCCATTGATGGTATGTTTGACCTGCTGACATTCTTTTTGCTATTGAAAGCAATGGTGTATCTTCTGGAGAAATATCAAAAATGATATCTTCAAATGATTCCGCTATACCTTTACCGGTATAACTATTGGTTGCTGCTGTTGCCATGATTTTTTCCTTTGTAAATTAAAGCATGTTTTCTATAAGTTTTGTAGCCATATCTGACTTACCTGTTTTACGTAATGAATCACGTAATTGACGGTGAGCAGAACTAGCTTCCGCTTTAGTATCTTTAGAACCAGGTTTCACTACTGGTTTAGCACTTGATACTTTTTTCTTTACAGTTGAATTCTGTTGAAGTTTTCGCCATTGCATAGCGTCATGCAATACCTTTACGTGACGAGGGTCAACAATTGAGTTAAGTTCTGCATCTGAAAAACCATAATCCTTGCCAGTAGATAACAATGCTTGGTTAGTCTCAGGACTCCAATTTGGTATCTCTTTTGCTAGAATTTCTTTTCCTTTTGCTATCTTCTCAGACATCAATTGCGTTTGCTTCTGAACGACTTGTTGCTTTTTGGCTTCAAACTGTGAAACAAGTTGACTACGTTCTTGCTGTAGTTGGTTGTATGTAAAGAAAAGTTTTTGTGCTTCCACAAAGTCATTATCAGACAATTGGTTCCAATTCACGTTAGCATATTGGTTTAATTGTTGGTCTAATGATGTGATTTTTGCTACATCTTCAATTAACACATTATTTAGCTGAACTTGTTGTTGAAAGGCTTGCTCCTGCATTTGTATTTGCTGGGCATACGCTTCTAGCTCTTTACGTTGTTCTGCTACTTGCTGTGTCTTTTGCGTGTAGTCTAAGCCTTGTTGAGCTAATGCTACTACTTCGTCTAGTGGCTTTTCAACATCTTCACCATTGACTTTAAGTTTAAGGAGAGCTGGAACTTCATCTTGCGACTGTTCTTCTTCCTCAGCTTCGTCATCTGATTCTTCTGTTGCTTCTTCTGATTCTACTTCTTCAGTATCTTCAGCTTCAGCCTCTAGTGGTGTTTGTTCTTCTTCTTCTTCTTGAAGTTCAGGTGGTTTAACATCTGACTCAATACTATCACCAAGCATAGTCTCTAACCGACTTTGTGGTGACTGTTCTGCGACTTGGTCACTCATAGTTTATTTCCTTGAAATTAGACAATAAAAAAGACTCGTGAGAGTCTTAAGTAGGCTTGTCCTTACCTAAATTCTTTGTCTGTCAAAACGGTTTTCATTCAAAATACTGACAAATGCTTTATGAATGAAACTACCCAAATACTTTAAATCTTGGTTTATCCGTTTGTATAGCTGCTAACTTACCTGTGTGCATCACGTCAGTAAGCTGCTTGTTAATTTGGTTTAGTAGTTGTAATGCTATAACTAATCTGTTGTGTGTCTTCTCATCACCTAATGGACTATTAGCCATACTAGCAATAAGACTTTCACGAACCTTATCCATAGCTTCTTTGTAGATAGGGTTATCTAATATTTGTGCTGCTTGTTCACCACGTTTAACTTCTTCTAGTGACTTATCCGCCATACATCATCCCTGCCTGAACTTTAATTTGTGCAATGGCTAAGTCAGTTTCAGCTTTTAATTGTGCTTTAAACTTCTCTAACTCAGCTTGTGCGATTATTTTTTCACGTTCAATTATTATATCATTCTTTGAACGTTCTTGTTCTTGCATCATTTGTGCTTGAGCTTTTTGTTGTTCAATCTGTAATTGACCTTGAACCATAATCTCTGCTTCAGAAGGCTTTTGTTGACCTTCTTGTTCAGGTGTATTAGCTGGATTAACCCAGAACTCTTCAGGGTTCTTAAAGCCTGCATTCTGTGTAAGTTTAGCTAGTGCGTTATATATCTTCTCTGGTGATGTTAAGCCAACAGCAATAGCTTCTTTTTGCATATTCAAGATAGATGTTAAGTGCATTAACTGTTGGTCTTTATTACCAGCACCTAAGCCTACAGAAATAGATAAGTCTTTACGAGCTTTCCATTCTCTAGGGTCTACTTCTACCCATTTGTTACGTAGACGAATAATGTCTGGTTTAGTAAGTGTAGTTCTAACTAAGTGATGCACAAGTTTAAATAGTTCTTTTACACCTGTCTCTGCAAATGTTCTAGCTACTAACTCAATACGCTGTTGAGACGCATTCATAATCTGTGCTACACCAGTAGCTGTCTTGTTTAGACTGTTAGAGTCTAAGCCTTGGTTATAAGCTGTGATACCTGTTCTCTTCTCTTTCATAGAGTCCATGTATTCAACCATACCGAATGATGATGCTGGTAATGGTGGATGTGATAAAGGCATAATGCCTGACATTGGGTCACCTTCTACACGAACAATACCACCTGGTCTTGAAGTTAGCATATCATCTAGGTTTACTCTATCGCTAATAGCATAACGACCATTGTTAGCTAGATACATGTTATCTAACTGACCACGAATAAGCGTAGACTTAATAAGCTGAATGTCCATAGTCAAGTCAGCATAAGAACGACCAATATGTCTATGTGGCATAATCATAGGTGTGATACATGCGAAAGGTACATACTCGCATTTCTCTTTGTATAGGATAGTATTGCCTAACACTACTACTCTATATCTTTCACCATCTAACTTAATGTATGTGTCTTTAACTAAACCTTCTTCTGGAGCAATAGCTCTGTCATATTCTTCATCATAAATATCACGTGCATTAGACTCTTCTTCAAAAGTGTCTCTAATGTCTGACATGATAGACTTGATGTATTCTAATGGCTTGTCAAACGCTTCAGCAATACTAGCTAACTGCATGACTTCTCTATGTTGAACGAAGGTAGCGTCTTGTAAGTTAGGACCTGATACCTCTACAGATACCATAATGTTTTCAGGTGCTACGTTATCAATGTATATTTCAGTCTTGCTTTCTGTAACCTTGAGCTTAACGTCATGTAACATAGGTTGCATGATAGTCATTGGGTCAACACCGTTCATGGCTGCTTGCTGATATAGAATATCCATGTTGACAGATGGGTCAGCATAAGCAGTATGTTCTAATACTTCTGTCTTCTCATCTGAAGCCAACATTTGTAGTTGTGCGTCAGTAAGACCTTTATAATCGTATTCTTCTTCCTCTTCCTCTTCTTCTGAATAAACTTTTACATAGCCATTCTTAGAGAGTAATGCGTCTTTAAACCATACATAGAATACTTTAAACCCTTCGTTCTTTTCCATAACGACATGGTTTACATAATCTGTTTCTTGGTCTGCTGCTTCTTGGTCTTCAGGACCTTTAGGGTCAAACTGAACAACCTTATCACCAGCTACAAAGACTTTAAGTAATTGTGGTAATGCTGACTCAATCGTGTCTTGTACGTCATAAGATACAACTTGTGAACGACCTTCTTCTTCGTTACCGAATGGTTGACCTAAGTAATAGTCAATAGCCTCTGCTCTATCGTTAGATAGTGATGAGTCATTTACACCATAGGCAATAGATTCTTGTTGCTCTATCTGTGCAATGATTTCCATATCTTGTATCTTCATTAAACAATCCCTCTATTTGTATATTGTATCTTCTCTTTAGACCATGACTCGTTCTTCATAGCTTCTATAGAGGTACATAAGTATCTGAATGCGTCTGCTCCATGAGAGAACTCATCATGCAATGGTGCACCAGGTTCGTTGGTTGCAGAGTTTATACTTCTGCGATAATTCTTTAAACATTCAACAAGTCTTTGTGCTGACTTATCAAAGTATATACGGTGGAAGTTC